GCTCACGTATACAACGAATCAGGCGCTGGAGAACTATGGCCAGGAAGCATTGGTACCTACGAAGGTGCAATGTTTGTTGAGTCACCACGTCTATACAACGCTGCTGATGGTGCATCAAGCACTCGCGTATTCCGCACGATCCTTGCTGGAAAGCAGGCCCTTGCCGAAGCGATTGCTGAAGAGCCACACGTAGTTGTTGGTCCAGTCGTTGACAAGTTGATGCGTTTCCGTCCAATCGGATGGTACGGCGTTCTTGGTTTCGCTCGTTACCGTGAACAGTCACTATACCGCATTGAGTCAACCTCAAGCATTGACAACGTTTAATTAATTAAATAAGTCAAGGTAGTCCCCCGTCAAATAATGGGCGGGGGGCTGCCACTCTTTACACAAATTTTATTTAGGAGCCAGCGTGAGATACTTCTTTACAACACCCACTGTTGAAGAGGGTCCCGCTGGTGACGACTGGTTGTTCTACCGTTACCGTTTACCACGTGCAGATACAATCCTGAAGAATGCTGATGGGTCTTATTCTCATTACCGTACACCAGGTTTAGAGCAACTAGAAGCCGCTGTCTTGTTTTATCAAGGTGGCCACATTAACGAAGTTTCTGCCAGTGAAGCCGCTGATCTTACAGCCGCTGGCTATGGCGCATACATTACAACGGGAGCATAAGTGAAACCAGGTCGATACAATTACCGACTCACTCAGGGTGACACTTTTCAAAATACCCCTGTCTGGAAAATTAATTCCGTTCCTGTAAACGTTACAGGTTATACAGCACGTATGCAGATCCGCCGTAGCATTGCATCTACGGATAAGTTAATTGAACTTACTACTGAAAATGGTCGCATTACTGTTGACGGTGTCAACGGAATGTTTACTTTGTACATCTCCCCAACTGATACTGCTGCCCTGCCTTCTGGCACTTGGGTTTACGACTTTGAAGTTTTTGCTCCAAATGGTACAACCACTACACTTCTTGAAGGTGGATTTGTTATAGATCCGCAGGTGTCACGTTAATGGCTGATTATTTTGAAATTGAAAATGCCGTATCGGTTGTGGAAATACCTGTTCAATCTACCGTTATGGACAATGTCTTTACAGACACAGTTGTTGTTGAACTTGGCTTGATTGGTCCTCAAGGTATTGTCGGTCCTACTGGTGGCACTGGCCCACAGGGTAATACGGTTACTGGTCCCACTGGGGCGGCCTCTACAGTTCCTGGTCCTACGGGAAGTACGGGCCCTACAGGGGCCACAGGAGCCACTGGAAGTACAGGTGACACTGGAAGTACAGGTGCCACTGGAAGTACGGGAAGCACTGGTTCGACAGGCTCACAGGGCATTACAGGGCCTACAGGGTCTATTGGTAACACGGGAGTTACAGGTGCAACAGGTTCGACTGGTTCAACGGGTGCGACAGGCTCTACTGGTCCTACTGGTGTTACTGGTTCAACTGGCAGCACTGGCGCTACAGGTCCGACAGGCGTAACTGGGTCTACAGGTACTACAGGTAACACTGGATCGACTGGTAGCACTGGGTCAACTGGTCCTACTGGACCTACAGGTTCTACAGGTACTACGGGTGCAGGTGGAACTCTTGGTTATTATGGTTCTTTCTATGACACCACAACTCAGACTGCTGCAGCAATAAACACTGCATATGCAATGACTTTTGACACAACTGCTGAAAGCAACGGAGTGTCTGTTGTATCGAACAGTCGGATTACTTTTACTTATGCTGGTACATATAATGTACAGTTTTCTGCCCAGTTGGATAGAACTAATTCTGGTTCGGATACTGTAGAAATCTGGCTTCGCAAGAATGGTGTTGATGTTACTGAGACGGGTGGCTCAGTTGCTATGGATGGTGGAGCGGCTGCTTCACGCCGAGTGCCTTCTTGGAATTATGTTTTGACTGTTGCTGCTGGTGATTATCTTGAACTTATGTGGCTTATCACGGACACACATATTCGTTTGTTGTCTCAGCCTGTTTCAACAAGTCCTGCACATCCTGCTATTCCATCGGTAATTTTTACTGCACAACAAGTTATGTACACTCAACTTGGACCAACTGGATTAACGGGACCCACTGCTCTTGCTGTTCAACCTGGAACTCCTGCAACTACTGATGTGTTATGGCTTGATACTGATGACCCTTCAGCAACTATGCTTCCTACTGGCGGTACAAGTGGTCAAGTATTAGCCAAAATAAATTCAACGGATTACAACACTCAATGGAGTAATCCAACCACTCCTGCTATGTTGCCAATGAGAAGTGGCAAATATTACAGACCCATGATTGCTGCAACCGCAAGTGTTACTATGTCTCTTGGTAATAGTGCATTATTCTTTTTGCCAATTTATGTTCCAACATCATCAACATTTGACAGAATTGCAGCAAGAACAGGTGCAACAGTTACAACTGCTGGTACTGCAAGACTCGGAATATACAAAGACGCAAATGGCATAGCAGGTTCTCTTGTTTTAGATGCTGGATTAATTTCATTTTCAGCAATCAATACAACTTATGAAATTACAATTAGTCAAACTTTAGACCAAGGATGGTATTGGCTGGCACTCGGACAAGTAACTGGTAACACAACTTGGTTTGGTGCTGGTGCATATTCTAACAGTTGGTTTCCTACTGGTGAAATGCTAGATAATACATCTGTAAATATATATAACCTTACTTATCAAGTTTTATCAAACACGCCTAATTATGAATTTCCAAGTACGGCAAGCACAAATCCAACAAGGTTTGGTTACTCCACCCCAATGCCGTTTTTAAGGAAGGCATAATGAAAGTAACGGTAGTATATGGTTTAGGTGGATACGACCCAACAAAGCCAAACGACAACATTGTAGAAATTATTGAACTACCAGATGAGGTAACTGAGTAATGGCTAATCTTAAATACTGGGACTCTGCTACTTCATCTTGGAAAATTGCAGCAATGGGTGTTACGGGTCCAACAGGCGCAACTGGTCCGACTGGACCTACAGGTCCGACAGGTACTGCTGGCACCAACGGAACCAATGGTGCCACAGGCGCTACAGGTGCTACAGGACCTACGGGTTCTACACCCACAAACTATGTTGCCTCATTTAACGGGGCTACAGGAGCCGTCACAGGCGTTTCTAGTTTTAATGGTGCCACGGGTACAGTTACTGGTGTATCGTCTGTAAATGGCTCTACAGGGGCTGTAACTGGCATTGCTACTACCGCTGCCACAGTTGCATCTTTCAATGGTGCAACGGGTGCAGTGACAGGTGTTAGTTCTGTCAATGGTTCCACTGGCACGATAACTGGTCTTGCAACCACTGCTGCATCAGTGGCTTCAGTCAATGGTGCTACGGGTGCAATTACTGGAATAGCCACAACTGCGGGTAACTTATCACAATTTGCTTCTACTACTTCCGCACAGTTGGCAACTTTACTTTCAGATGAAACTGGTACTGGCCCAAGTGTATTTGCTACTGGTCCTGCATTTGGTGGTACACCTACCACACCTACGGCTGCAGTAGATACCAACACAACACAAATTGCTACTACTGCATTTGTTTTAGCACAGTCTGCTTCAGCAACTCCAGTTGCTATTGCATCTAGTGCTGTAGTGGGAACCTCCACTCGGTATGCTCGCGGAGACCATACCCACAGTGGTGTTACTTCTGTTAACGGTTCTGCGGGTGCTGTAACTGCACCACCATCTGGCGCAATTCTTCAGTATGCTGGTACAGCAGCGCCTACTGGCTACTTGTTATGTGACGGTAGTGCAGTTAGTCGTTCAACCTATGCAACATTGTTTGGTATAACCAGCACAACATATGGTACTGGTGATGGCTCTACTACCTTTAACTTGCCAGACCTTAGAACTAGGGTTCCTGTTGGTAAGAATGCTACTGGTACATTTGCCACTCTTGGTGGTACTGGTGGTGTTGAAACAGTAACTCTTACTACCGCACAAATACCATCACATACTCACACAACTCCAGCATTATCTGGTGCTTTTACTTCTGGTGGTGCTTCGGTTGATCATACGCATACTGGCACAACAGATGCTGCTACTTGGACAGTTGGAATTATTGCTGCTGCTGGGTCAAGTCTTAGTCGATTTACTGGTGGTTCAACAGGTACTGGCTTAAATACTTCTTCTGCTTCTGGCTCACATCAACACTCGTTTACAAGTAATGGTGCAAGCGTAGACCATAACCATACAACAACTGTAAGTTTTTCAGCAGGAACCTCAGGTTCTAATGGCTCTGATGGTTCACATACCAACCTTCAGCCATACATTGTCCTTAACTACATCATCAAAACTTAATTGAGAATGGAAAATAATGTTAGTAACAGTTAAAAACCCAATAGATAACAGTGACGTAGAAGTTGAACTTACTATTCAAATAAATGTACTTGTTACCGAGACTGGTGAAAAAACTCTTAATGTATCTGCCTATGGAAACAAGGCAATTTAATGGCTTGCAGAACAGGTTGCCCTACTCAGGACTGTGAATCTTACGCAGATTGCTGCAAGGGCGTAGCAATTAACAAATCGTCTTTACGTCCATAGTATGATAGAGTTGCAGTGTGAAGATTGCAGTTTACGCTATTGCCCTTAATGAAGCCAAACATGTTAAGCGTTGGGTTAAGGCTACAGCAGGGGCAGACATACGAATTGTAGCAGATACTGGGTCCACTGATGGAACCCCAGAAATGCTATCTAAACTTGGCGTTGAAGTATACAAGATTAGCGTTAAGCCATGGCGGTTTGACGTTGCCCGAAATGCCGCTTTAGCCCTAGTTCCAGAAGATGTAGATATATGTCTTATACTGGACATGGATGAAATTACCGAACCTGGGTTCTTTGATAAGGTGCGTGAACAATGGATTTCGACAGCGAATCGTGGCTGGGTTGGTCTGAATACTGGAAGTACTTGGGCAGCCGACAGGCTACATTCTCGCCAGGGGTTCGTATGGAAATACGCTTGCCATGAAGTTGCTGTACCTAGCATGGGTACGGTGGTTGAACCTTGTGTCATTGATGGCGCATTAATAACCCATGAACCAGACAATAATAAATCTCGCGGTCAGTACCTTCCAATGCTGGAAGCAACTGTAGCGGAAAACCCTAACGACCCACGTATGCTGGCTTACCTAGCGCGTGAGTATTACTTTCACTCAAGGTGGGAAGATGTCATCAGAACAGCAAGAACCCTCAGAGGATTGGGTACTGGTTGGAATGTTGAGCGTGCTGCTACTTGGCGCAATGCTGGTTTTGGCTTTCAGCAACTAGGCAACATTCAAGAGGCTGAAGAATGGTATCAACTTGGTACTGAAACTGCATCAGATCAACCAGAAACCTGGTTCTCTTTAGCCCAGTTCATGTACACACAAGAACGTTGGCAAGAGTGTTTAAACGCTACAGACAAAGGCTTGGCTTTAAAGGTAGATACACATTACCTTGCTGATGAGGGAACTATCTGGCGACTACATGACTTAAAGTCCATTGCTTGCTGGAACCTTGGAAAGAAAGGTTCGGCTAAAAAACATTCGCGCATTGCTCTGGAACTTAATCCTGACGAGCAACGTCTTAAAGATAACTACGCCTTTCTGGTGAGTTCTGTTGTAAAGGAATACAAAGATGGCCTGTAGAACGGGTTGTTTAACTAAAGACCACGCCACTTGGGGCGATTGTCTTCGTGCTTCCAACATTGAAATGAATGCTGGAGATGCTTCCTCGACCAAGGCTATGTCTAAGTCTAAGTGGAATGGTGAACTTGATGCTTACCAGGCCGCTAGAGATCAAGGCATTCAACCTGCTGGTACTCGACTAGGTCAGATTAAGGCTGCCGTTGAAGCCAGTGACAAACTTGGTAAAGCCTATGACGCTGGCACTATGCCTAAGGCTGAGTCAATAACTAAGGCACATGGTGCTGTCATGAAAGAAGTTGGTATGTAATGGCTGCTAAAAAAGATCCACGTTTAGAACGTGCTGGTGTTTCTGGATTTAATAAACCAAAGCGTACACCTAGTCATCCAACTAAGTCACATGTTGTTGTGGCTAAAGAGGGTACACAAATTAAAACTATTCGTTTTGGTCAACAAGGTGTTACTGGTTCACCAGATGGTTCTAAGCGCAATGAAGCGTTTAAAGCACGTCATGCAAAAAACATTGCCAAGGGCAAAATGTCTGCGGCTTATTGGGCTAACAAGGAGAAATGGTAATGGCTAAGTACAGCGAAAAGGCTGACAAGAAGCAAGATGCAAAAGTAATGAAAGGCATGACTGCTGCTCAGAAAGCAAAGTTCATGAAGGCCGACAAGGTTATGGACAAGAAGCCCATGACTGCAAAGCAGGACATGAAGGCAGATAAAGCCGTTGCTAAAAAGATTATGAAGAAGAGCAAGTAATGGCTGCTGCACCTAAAGGTTTTAAAAACGTACAAAAATCAATCGCCAAGAAGCAAGGTATTCCTATGGAAAATGCTGGGGCGATCTTAGCAGCGGGAGCACGTAAGGCTTCCCCTGCTGCAATTAAAAAAAATCCAGCCCTAAAAAAGGTAACTGGCGTAAAGAAGGGTAAGTAAATATGTGCGTGCAATGCGGATGTACAGATAAGAAAACTGCCTCTGGTCTTGAAGGCAAGACTGGTCGCCCTGACCTACCTAGCGGTGGATACTCAGGCGTTGGCGGTTCCCCAATCAAGAAGCAAGGTAAGTAATCATGGCTGCTGGTGATGGTCGTACCCTCCAATACCACATGAATCGTTTGGCTGGTACGTTAAATTCTTTTAATGTTCCTACCGTTGACGCTCAAGGTGCTGCAAATTTGTATGCTGGCACCAGCGGTCTTGACATTAAGGGTGCCCTGAATGCTAAGGCTGGTACGTCTGGTCTTGAAATCCAGGGCGCTCTTAACAAACTGGCTGGTACTTCTGGCCTTGGTGAAAATGAAGCATCAGCGAGGATTACATAATGACTAATTTTCAAGACCTAGTTGATGAGGTACTGATCTCAGTATCTGGTTACACTCAACGTCAAGATCAAGCAACGTATTTAACTTCTGCTATTACGGATGCCACCTCTACCCCCTGGGTTCAAAATAGCCTTGATGCTTATTACTCCTTTACTGTTGCTGATGGTACAACACTATCTCGCGGTACTGTAGAAATTGGTGACGAACTATTTTGGATTGATAGTTTTGACCGTACAAATAATCGTGCATATATTTCACCACAAGGTCGCGGATTTCGTAACTCAAACGTTACCATTCATGCTATTGGTGATCGTGTAGTTATTTCGCCTGTGTATCCTCGCGTGGTAATTCAAAAAGCCATTAACAATGCTATCAATGGTGTATACCCTGATTTGTTTGGTGTCTATTACACCTCGTTCCCATTCGTAGCAGCACGAAATACTTACCAGTTACCTACTGAAGCCATTGATGTTATTCAAGTTACTTGGCAAACCGTTGGTCCTACCCGCGAATGGTTGCCTATTCGCCGTTGGAAGATTGATAAGGTTGCTAACGTTGCCACTTTTAACACTGGTAAAACCTTATCCATTTATGATGGCATTGTTCCTGGACGTACAGTAAACGTTGTTTATACAAAGCGCCCAACTGAATTATTACTTGACTCAGATCTGTTTACCGATACTGGTTTACCTGACTCTGCTCGTGAAGTTATTACTCTTGGTGCTGCTTATCGTATATCTGCATACCTTGATACGGCTCGCGTTACTGCAATGTCTGTAGAAGCAGATGCCCTAGATCAGTCTACCCCTTCGGGTGCTGGTGCTCAGGCTTCCCGTTACTTCTTTGCTCAATACAAAGATCGCTTGGCTGTCGAGATGCGCCGTCAGCAAGAACTGTTCCCAACCCGCGTTCACTACACACGATAGGTAAATCATGGCTACCCCAAACCGTTATTACTCCTCAACTGCTATTGATACATCTTTAGTTTATGGTATTTCCAACAGTGATACGCAAGTTGTTCTTGCTACCACCGCTGGTTATCCTACTTCTTATCCATTTACTTTGGCTATTGGTTTTGACACCAGTTCTGAAGAACTTGTTGATATTACTGGTGTTGGTTCTTTAACCAATTCCTACACAATTACCAGAGGCGTTGATAGCACTGCTGCTGTTGCTCACTCTGCTGGTAGTGTTGTTAAGCACGTTGTTACTGCTCGTGATTTACGCGAAGCGCAAGCACACATTGCTGCTACTACAAGTGTACACGGTATTACTGATACAAGTGCATTGATTACATCAACCAGCACCTCAACATTAACAAACAAAACATTAACTTCACCCGCTTTAACTTCACCTGCAATTTCTGGTGGATCTATTACTGGAACTGTTACTGGTAATCCAACTTTTACTGGTACGGTTACACTTCCCTCAACAACTTCTATTGGTCCAGTAACCGCTACTGAAATTAGTTATGTTGATGGTGTTACTTCTGCCATTCAAACACAACTTACAGCAGGAACAACTGCGCTTACTACACACGCAGCACTTACAACAAGTGCACATGGTATTGCAGATACTTCTAAATTAGCAAAAATTGCAAGTGCAAGTGCTGGTAGAACCATCTTTGTGCAAAGTGCTACGCCTACTGCGTTAGCAACTGGAGACATCTGGTTCCAAGTAACAGGACTATAACATGGCAATTACCTGGGGTTCCTGGTCCTATGCTGGTGGCAACGGCATGCGACTTGGCTTTGATGTTTCATGGGGTGCCGTTACTAGCGCTTCTACACAAGCCACAGCAAGCATTGGCGTTTACACTGAAGTTCAGTATGCTTACAGCGGTGACTCGCAAGTTATTACTTATGGTGGTAATGCCTCTGGAACAACAAGTTATACAAATAATCAGGGCGCTGGAACTCAAACCTATAGAGGTGTTTTAACTTATAACTATGCTTATGCCGCTGGTTCATACGGTACAAGTCCTGGAAATAAAACTTACACTGGTGTAATTTCTGCAACATACAATGGTTCTACACCATCAGTTTCAGTTACTACTGCCGTTCCTGCTCGACCAGGTGGTGTGCCAACAAGTCCAAGTGTTTCTGCCAGTGCAAATGTTGGATCCATAAGTGTTTCTTGGAGTGCTACTGCAGATCCTGCTGTTACGGCATACAACGTATACCGCAATGGCAGCACCCTTATCTATTCAGGCACAGGAACTTCTGCAACTGATTCTGTTGGTAATAACGTAACTGCGTACTACACAATGATTGCCACCAATGCTGCTGGAAACTCAAGTACAGCAACATCAAGCACAGTAACTACTCCAAATGTTCCAACTGCACCAACATCATTTGCTGCTAACACTGCAACATTTGGTCAGATTACTTTGTCATGGTCTGCGCCATCTAGTAATGGTGGCTCTGCGGTAACTGGTTATAGGTTGCGTACTGGTTTAACTGTTGGCGCTGGAACTTTGCTTCAAGATAGTACGGCCACATCATTTGTAAATACTGGGCTAAGTCCATACACAAGTTATTCTTACAACATTACTGCTTACAACGCAGCGGGTGAAAGTGTTGATACAACTAACGCAACACTCAGCGCCACAACTATGGGTGGCATTGCAAGAATTTGGAATGGCACTGCTTATGTAACTGCACTTCCTCAAATTTGGAATGGTACTGCCTGGGTTACTGCACAAGCCCGTGTGTGGGACGCAACAACATCAACATGGAAGTATGGTATCTAAATGACAACGGTTGGTTTAACCGCTTCAATTACTGGTGTCACAATAACCAATGTGACTGGCCCACCAGCGTACCAGTCGGTAGTATTTACGGCAACCAATTCATTTAACGTTGGTGATGGTGTAACCATAACTGGCATTACTCCATCCACATTGAACGTTGCTAGTGCTCAAATTGCTTCTCGCACTGGAACAACTTTTACTGTACTTTTAAATGCTGCAACAGTATCTGGCACATTCAGTAGTGCTGGACTAGCAACAACTTTTTACTTTAGTGAAACAAGTTTAACAGATCCAGCAATACCAACACGAAGCATAACAGAAAATGTTATTGACCATGTTGGCTTACCTCCGACTGTTAACGTTCTTTATCAAAACACTAATAGTATCTATGACGTTGCCATTGGTGGACAACCGTATTACTTAGCAGCCTCTAACAAATATCCTTACACCCGCGAGACAGCAACTTACAAGCGTACTCAGTTAGATACAACTCAAGCACCAGGCGAGCAAACCTTTGAGGGTTGGTGGCTTCGGTCTCAGTCTTCTTGGCACCTTGGTGCAAACATTAAATACTTTGAACCATTGCAAGGTCCCGATGTTGTTTATCGTTTTAACAAATCTGTTGGTATTGATCCTTGGACTCCTGGTCAGATCTCCCTATTGCCAGATGTTACTAAAGTTTTAACTACAACCAGTGGAACAAATATTGTTGGTGGTATTGATGGAAACAATGTTTCGTGCGTAATCGTTTCTGATGGATCTGCATTAAAACGTGTTGACTCAGCAGGTACTGTAACCACGGTAAATTATGGTGGATCTGGTTCTAACATTTTATCCATAACACAAGATGGAACAAACTACTATGTTGCCAATGCAACTGGTATTTACAAAGGTTTGTTAACTGGTGTTGGTACTGGCACATCAATCTTTACTTATCCTGCATCCGTTGGAACCGTTACTAACGTATCCATTGGCTGGGTCAAGCAACGTCTAATGGCTGGTGTTAATAATTACTTATTCCAAGTTGTTCCAATAACATCTAAAACCGCTACTGCAGCGCAGTTATACAAAAACCCTACAAGTGGTGTCTATGTTGCTACTGTTACGTTTGCCTCAAAGCATGATTTTAATGTTGGCGATCCTATTACTTTGGCAAGTTTTGCTACACCATTTACAACATTTAATGTATCAACAACCGTTGCAAGTATTACTGGTACTACAATTTCATTTAACATTCCTGGTGCTAGTGTAGAAATTGCTTATGCAACTGTATCTGCTGGAACTGTGGTATTAACAACCAATACAAGTAATCCAAACTACATTCACCCTAACCCTTCATGGATCTTTACGGCAATTTCCGAAGGACCAACAGGTGTTTATTTTTCTGGTTATGCTGGCATTGCATCATCTATTATTAAACTTACACTTAACACCGATGGAACTATTCCAACACTAACTGGAGCGGTAACTGCTGCAGATTTTCCTGACGATGAGCATGTTATTAGTTTGGGTATTTACCTTGGCAAGTTTGTTCTCATCGGAACTAATAAGGGTATCCGTGTTGGAACCATTGACTCATCTGTTTATGGTGGCGGTTACATTACCTACGGTCCGTTAACATACTTGCAACCAAGCACAGCCCACATCAATGGATTTGCTTTCCGTGATCGCTTTGCTTACGCAACTGTTACCGAAGACATTGATGGTAGTTCTGGACTTATTCGCATCGATTTATCGCAACAACTATCTGATGGCAAATTTGCCTGGACCTACGATCTAAACTCTGGTGTTACTGGCAACTGTGACGGCGTTGCTTTTATAGGCGAAACTGGCCGCGCTGCATTTATTGTTGATGGTCAAGGTTTATATTTTCAACATGCAACTAACAAAGTTGCTTCTGGGTATCTTGATACTGGTGCTATTCGTTACAACACCATGGAAAAGAAGCACTTTAAGTTAGTTAAGATTCGTACATTGTCTCCACTTACTGGCAGTATTTCCATATCTACAATTACTAAGTCTGGTGCTATAACCAGTATTAGCAACGTTGCCTCAGATGCTGCAGTAGATCAGGACTTTTCAACTAATCTTATTTCATCTCAAGAACAACTAGGATTTAGGTTCCAGTTAAATCGCAACGCAACTGATGCAACTATCTCACCAATCATGGTTGGTTATCAGATCAAAGCGTTGCCTGCTAACAAGCGTACACGCAGTTTAAACATTCCCATTATGTGCTATGACTTTGAGTCAGATCGCTACAACATTCAGACTGGTTATGAAGGTCGTGCGTGGGATCGTTTGTCTGCACTAGAACAAGTTGAAGGTGACGGTAACACTGTTACCATTCAAGACTTTACAACGGGTGAGCAAGTTGAAGGTCTTATTGAAAAGATTTCTTTTGAACGTGTAGATCCACCAGATCGCCGCTTCAAGGGTTTTGGTGGAGTCATGATGGTTCAAATCAGGACAACCAATGCCTAATAGTTTTACAACTGAAATCCTACCTTTTCTTCCATATGTCATTGCCATTCTTGCAGGTGCTTGGGGTGTTTGGCGAAAAATAGAAAAGAACCAGCAAGAAACTCAAATTACGGCAGTGAGGATGGAAGATAGGTTGCATCGGATAGAGTCTCAATTTGGACCTAATGGTGGGGGAATACGTGAAGCAGTCAATCGCATCTCTGAGACTGTAAACAAAATGGATAGCAAGTTAGATTCTTTAGGTAGAGAACTCTCTCAACTTAAAGGTGAGTACGAACAACACATAAGGGAAAATGTAGATGAATAGCAACAAAAATCAATTCTTAAAAGCAATAGCAGAACGTGCACTAAAAACATTTATTCAAACATTTGCAGCAGTAAGTGCTTCAGCAAATCTATTTAATGGCGCATCAACCATTGATATGCTGGGTGTTGCTGGTTCAGCCGCACTAATGTCTATTCTTACAAGCGTTGTTTCTATGCAGTTCGGTTCCAATGGACCAAGCCTTGCTGGAGAACAGATTGTTCCAGATCAAGTTGCTGGTCACTAATGCGCCCAGTAGATGCAAAGTTTCCTATTACTTTAGGCTATGGCGTTAAGTCAAACGCATATGTAGGTGGAGTTCATAAAGGAACCGATTTTGGTGTTCCCATTGGCACACCTGTTTACGCTATGAATGATGGTGTTGTTACTGCAAATCACTGGGGTCCTGCTTTTGGAAACCACATTGTAATTAACCACATCAAGTTTCCTGATGGAACTGCTGGCCTATGGGCTGGATACATGCACCTATCTGCAATCAAGGTTGCTCCAGGAGCAAATGTAAAGCGTGGGCAAATCATTGGCCTATCTGGTAATTCAGGTCACGTTACTGGACCACACCTGCACGTTGAGGTTCAGAACTGTGGCGGTGGATGGAACGCACTTAAATCCGTTAACCCGCAGAAATGGATTAACTGCTAACAAGCAATAGGGCTAGGAAGCCCACAGCGGGACGCTAAGGCACTTAAAGGGTCATCTGGTACTTCGGTATCAAGTGGCCCTTTTTTGTCGTTCCTGGTGCCGTATAGATTTTGTTGCCTTAAATAAACCCATTGGATAAAGGACTTTATTTTTCGCTAATTTTAGGGGTAAGAGTCTGAACCATCAAGTCAGCGGCGGCATAGGCCTCAGCACATAAAGCAGCAGACCTGAGGTCTGATTTCTCTTCGGTAAAACATGACTGAATGTGGTTATTTTCATCAGCCTTAAAAGCCTCAAGGAAGTCAAGAAACTTTTGCAAGTCTTTAGACTTAGTAACTATCTTGGCAGCCTTGATTAATGCTGTTTCTGTTTCTTCACTCATGTTCTCTCGATTCTATAAAATAACATAACATTGGGGTTTAACCACACTGCATTGTTTTATTTGCGCCGTAAGGCGCTTGTTCATTGTTTCGCTCGCTCTGCTCGCAGTATAATCCTTCCCCGTAGAGGTTTGTCAAATCACGGCGCGACACGCCTATGAACTAACTGATTTGCATTGTGCGTTCACTGTGTGTAATGTCTCTCTCATGGGATTATTAAAAGAACAAACAGTAGGACATAGATCCTTCTCGTCATTCACATCCTGGATACAGTGCGGTAAAAAATGGCAACTTGAAAGAGAGTTGCATGTACCTACTCAACCAGCGTGGGCGTTAGTCGGGGGATCTTCGGTTCACCTTGCACTAGAACGCTACCTAAGAGAAACATTGGAGCAAGATACAAATGTCTAAAGCACAGTTACTATGGGCCGAAGCATTTAATGACTGCATCGGTCAAGAGCAGGAAAAGTCTGGGGTTAATCCTTTAGACTGGCGTGCATCAGGTCGTGCAAGTAAAGCAAATCCAGATAAAGAAAATGGCGATTGGTGGGCTGAGCAAGGCCCTATCATGGTACAAAACTTTATAGAATTTTGGGAGTCATCGGGCTGGAAAGTCTGGACAACACCAGAAGGAATACCTGGTATTGAAATACAGTTTAATGTTATGTACGGTGATGTTCGCATCAAAGCATTTGCCGACATGATTGCCGTCACACCAGCAGGAGAACTTGCCGTGGTGGACTTTAAGTCTGGTGCAAGTATGCCAGGAAGTGACATGCAGTTAGGGCTATACGCAACCGCTATGGAAAAGCAGTTTGGTATCCGTCCAAGTGTGGGTTACTACTACGATGCACGAAAAGTAATAATGATTCCAGCCCAAAAGTTGGATCTTTGGACAGCGCCACTGTTCACCGAATTGTTTAAACAGTTCGAGGACTCAGTACAACGTAAGGTATTTTTACCTAACACTAATAACTTCTGCTCGTCATGTAGCGTTAAGGATTACTGTTACATTCAGGGTGGAGAGTTTGCACATTTAATGGATCCACTTTACGCAATAGCACAAAACAAGGAGCAGTAATGTTTGTATCAAAAAAGATGCACCAGTCACTTAAAGCAGATTACTATGATGTATTACTTGAAAACGATGCACTACGCATTCGTTTAGCAAAGACATTAACAGAAGTACAAAAGTTAAAAACAACAACTAAGCCTGCTAAAAAAGCAGCAACAAAGAAAGCGGTTAAGTAATGAGTAATGGTAACGTAGCACTACAGGCAAACTTCAAGACATCATCTGGCGCATTGCTTAATGTGTACGGTGAAAACGCAGAGCAGTTTGAGTTTAATCTCAAGTGTTTTGTTGCCCTTGTACCAGAGATTGTTGCTGCAGAACGTGCACTACAAAGTGGCGTAGCACCAGCACCAACATCAGCAGTTGATACTGTAGTTGCATCACTAGGTGGTCAGGTAGTTAGCCAGACACCAGTAGCACAGGCACCACAACAGTACGCTCAAGCACCAGCAGGTGGCGGTGCACCATCATGTCGCCACGGCGCGATGCAACACGTTGCTCCTGCTAACAAGCCATGGTCAGGTTACTTCTGTCCACAGCCTAAAGAAGCGACCGACAAGTGTGCACCTATCTTTGATAAGAAGTAAGTCATGGTGGTACGCAAGGGAACTAAAGTTCATCCTGCTACCTTCGGCCTAGTGCTCAGGCTAAAAGATCGCTGGGGTTTTACCTATGATGACCTCAGCGATCTGCTTGAAGTAACCCCAAGTCGGGTTCAGCAGATCGTATTACAACAACGCAAACAGACAGGAGAAGCGCATGCTTACACTTGCCCAGGCTGCCAACAGGCAGAAGAGCGGGGCGCAACTCTTACCTGATTTGTTTCCAGCGTTAGCCAGTGATGGTGTGAGATTCCGCAGGGGCCAAGTTACCATGATTGCTGGTCAACCAAATAGTGGTAAGTCTTTACTTGCTTTGTTTTATGCGCTCAAGTCGGGTGTGCCAACACTTTACATCAGTGCGGATACGGATGCTTATACTACTGCTATTCGTGCTTCTGCTGTTATCACAGGCAATCAAGTCAACAATGTAGAAGAAGCATTCAGTAGTGGCAATGGGTATGAGTTCTATCGGGATGAGTTAAACACACTCAAGCACCTGCAGTTCTCATTTGATCCCAGTCCAACACTAGATGACATTGACATAAGCATTCAGGCTTACGGTGAAGCATTTGGTGAGTATCCTCACTTGATTATCATTGATAACTTGATGAACGTTGCTGCCCTACATGACAATGAATGGACTGGTATGAGAGACATAGCCAAGGCCATGCACCATGTTGCCCGTAAGACAGATGCTGCAGTATTCCTATTGCACCATACTTCTGAGGGTGAGGGTAGACCAGAGTATCCACCATCACGCAAGAGTATTCAGGGTAAGATTAGTCAGTTACCTGAGATGATCTTGACCGTAGCAATGGATCATGACACCAGCGAGTATCGTGTTGCTTGTGTTAAAAACCGTTTTGCTAAAAACTCAGCCAGTGGAACTAATTTTACTGTGTTGTATGCTGATGCTAGTCGCATGACGTTATACAATGACAGACAAAGCGTTGTCGGCGCAGAGTATCGAAGGAGCATAGTATGAGTTACAAAACTTATGTGACAAAAGATTGTCCACACTGCAAAAAGGGTGGAATGCTGACCGTTTGGGAAGATGACATGAAGAGATACATCAATGGGGCTTATGCTCAAGATGCTTTTTCTGATCTAATGGCACCAATGCGCGAACAAATTATAAGTGGCATTCACCCTGAATGCTGGACTGAAATGTTTAAGGATTATGATGGCAAGTAAGCAGGCAGCAGCAAAGGCAAGGGGAAGTCACTTTGAAACATCGGTGCTCAAATGGATGCGAAGTAAGGGAATTATTGCAGAACGTCTACGACTTGCAGGAAAAGCAGACGAAGGCGATATCGCTTGTTTTGTGTCAGGAGCACCTTATGTTTTGGAACTCAAGGCAACTGCAAAACTTGACCTCCCAGGATTTTGGCGTGAAGCCGTTGTTGAGGCAGAGAACTATGCGAAAGCGCGTAACATCACTCCTGTCCCACCTGCGTATGTAATTGTTAAACGCCGACAGGCCAGCATAGATCAGGCTTGGGTAGTGCAAACACTTGAACAGTTTGTAAGGGAAGAGCGATGAACACGGAACAATGGAACGAACGTGCTGATTGGGTACAACATGGCATAAGCAAGGGTTGGTGTACAGATAGTATCTGCGCTACCCATGACGGCACCTACGAGTACATGTCTGATGAAGAAAAAGAACAGTGGGATGAGGGC